CGCCGAGTGCGTGGAGTGGATTAAGAGCAATGCAGATTGGCAATGGATATGGGGTCATCGCGACCACATCCGGTACGCCATCGTTTTATCTGTTGTCTAATGCGTTTTACGACGGAGCTTACAAATACATCGGTACGGGCTACGCATCCGAACTTTACACATACGAAGGTGCTTTCGTTTGGCGCACCGCCCCCTCCGGCACCGCAGGCAACACCATCACGTTCACGCAGGCGATGACGCTGGATGCGAGTGGGAATTTGCTGGTCGGAACAACGAGCGCTCTTTTATCTGCCGCTGGTCGCGGAAACGTCACAGTAAACGGCACTAGTTCAGCGGTTTTTGCGCTGGGCGTAGGCGGTACTCGATATGGGCATTTTTACGCCGATACCACATCAGCAGAACTTTCCGCTGTAGGCGGGTATTTGTATTTCACGGCAGGTTCTGCCGAACGCGCCCGCATCACGGCGGCGGGAGAATTGCTTGTCGGAAAAACGTCGGCTACTTCAAACGGCGGCGTGGTTCAAGTCTCCAACGGCATCACGTTCCCAGCCACGCAGTCGGCTTGTTCCGACGCGAACACGCTGGATGATTACGAGGAGGGGACTTGGACGCCGGTGTTGTCTGGCAGCGGTACGGCGGGAACTTATGAACTTGAATCTATTTATGCAAACTACACAAAAATTGGTCGACAAGTAACGCTTACTTGTTACTTTAATTTGCGCGCCGCTGGAATTACAGGCGGTGGTACTGGATATGCAATTATTACCGGGGTGCCGTTTGCAAAAGCCGCAAATTCGGTTGGTTATGGGCCAGTATCATTCAGCAACGTGGATTTTTCTGCTAATTATTGCAATATCGCATGGAGTACCGCAGGGTCAACGTCAACAATGTTTTTTCAAGAAATAAATGATAATGCGGGAATCGGTGATGTTGATATTTCTGGATTTTTAGCCGGTGACGTTGTGGCATTTAGTATGACATATTTTGTTTAATTATCTGCATCGGACGGTGCAGACGGACAGTCCACAGCCATAAGGAGATAAATCATGGCACTCTCTGAAGTTGTTTTTATTAGTGAGTTCAACGTGCAGCCTAACAAGAGCATCGGCGTTCGCAAAACGACGCAGATTCTGAAAGACGGTGAGCCGTTGTCACAGTCGTACTGGCGCTGCGTGCTGGCTCCGCACGATCCGCAGACACAAGCGGTGCTTGGCGATGAGCCGTATTACTACAACCTCGCGCAGGATGCGTGGAAGGATATTCCCGTGCCGCCGAGTGGGTCGTAATCATGCAAGACGTAGAATTGAAGGTAACCCTTGAAGAAGCCGTTGGTATCGTCAACTTGCTTGGCAGCGTGCCGACCTCGCAAGGCGCACACCCTTTGTGGCTTAAACTTAAGGGGCAAGTAGAGCCGCTTCTGCCGAAAGCAGCCGAGCCGACGCAGCAATGAACGGGCTATTCCTCGCTATCTATGTCGCGCTTCAAGTTGCCGATGTGTGGACAACGCACAAGGCGCTTCAGATGGGCAAGCGCGAGGCAAACCCGTTTCTGGCTCGGCTGTTTGAATACTTTAACCCGGTCAAGGTGATGGTGCTGGTGAAGTCGTTTGCCGTGGCGCTGCTGTGGGTTGCAGATATTCCAATCGTAACCGCAGCGGCCTGCGCGCTTTACGTCGCGGTCGTCATCAACAACTACAAAGTCATTAGCAAGTAGGTTTATAGATCATGTCTGAACAAGAGCAGCAGAATGCGCTTGAGCTGGCGATGCTGAGAAAAGATCTCGAGACCATGCAAGCAGACATGGCCGAACTGAAATCAGACATCAAGAAACTTGCCAACGCTTGGGCGACGGCTGAAAACCTTGTCGCGTTCGTGAAGTGGCTGGCCGCACTTGGGGCGGCGATGATGTTCTTAATTGGCCTTGTTAAGGGCTGGTTCTCTCCATCAAAGGAGTAACGCCTTGGCGTTAATACCTCTCAATCTGCCGCCGGGCGTGTACCGTAACGGCACCGACTACCAGAGCAAGGGCCGCTGGCGCGATGCCTCGCTCGTGCGCTGGTACGAGAACACCATGCGCCCGGTCGGCGGCTGGCGTAAGCGATCCAACTCGGCTTTCTCCGGACTGTGCCGCGGCCTCATCGCGTGGCGCAACAATGCCAATACGCGCTGGATCGGTATCGGCACGCACAGCAAGCTCTACGCAATGAGCGAATCCGGCACGCTGACCGACATTACCCCGAGCGGGTACACGGTCGGCGACGCCGATGCCATCCTGAATCTAGGCTATGGCGGCGGCGGGTACGGGCTTTTCTCTTATGGCACGCCTCGAGCCGACAGCGGCACGGTGACGCCAGCTACGACGTGGAGCCTCGACACTTGGGGCGAGTATCTGCTCGGCTGTGCCAGTAAGGACGGCAAGATCTATGAGTGGGACTTAAATACCGCCAACGATGCCGTCGTGCTCTCCAATGCGCCCACCGGAAATAAGGCCGTCCTTGTGACCGCAGAGCGCTTCGTGTTCGCGCTTGGCGCGAGCGGAAACGCGCGCAAGGTGGCGTGGTCGGATCAGGAGGATAACAACACCTGGACGCCTGCGATCACGAACCAAGCCGGCGACATTGACCTCGAGACCAGCGGATCTATCGTCTGCGGCAAGCGCCTTCGTGGCGTGAACCTCATTTTCACAGACGTCGACGTGCATACGGCCCAGTATCAGGGGCCGCCCTATGTTTATGGGTTTGAGCGCATCGCGGGAGGCTGCGGAGTTATCAGCGCTCAGTCTGTCGCCGCCGTGGAGTCGGTCGCGTACTGGTGGAGCCCGTCAGGCTTCTTCATGTACGACGGTTTCGTGCGCCCGATCAAGTGCGACGTGCTCGATTACGTCAAGGACAATATCTCGCAGACGCAGCGATCCAAGGTTTACGCGGTCGCCAACAACCAGTACGGCGAGGTCTGGTGGTTTTACCCGAGCGTCAACTCCACCGAGTGCGACTCATATGTGGTTTATAATTACCGTGAGCAGCACTGGTCTATTGGCACCATGGCGCGCACCGCCGGCACCGACCGCGGCGTATTCAGTTATCCGATCATGGTGTCGCCCGATGGCTACGTCTATGAGCACGAGGTCGGTGTGACGTATGATGGCGTACAGCCTTATGCGCGCAGCGGGCCTATAGAGCTCGGTGACGGCGAGAGGCTGTTGGTCGCGCGGCAGGTGATTGCCGATGAGGATACGGTGGGGTCGGTGTCGCTACAGTTCATTACCAAGTTTGCGCCCAGTGGCACAGAGACGACCAAGAACTACACGATCGACTCGATATATACGCCGGTGCGATTTACTGGCCGGCAGGTAGAGATGAAGATCACCGGAGCGTCTCCCGCGACCGACTGGCGCGTGGGGACGATGCGACTCGATGCAGTGCCCGGAGGTATGCGGTGAGCATAATCGAGGAAGAAGAGATAGATGGACTCGAGCACGTCGCGAGGTTCCGCGAGCCCATAGAGCGCGCACTGCGCGAGGGCTATGGGCAGATGAACTATGGCGACGTGCTGGACTTCATCAAGAAAGGCGAGTTTCAGTTCTGGTCGTCGGAGAACTCCTGTGTCATCACGACGGTGGACGTGTTCCCGCGCATTAAGCAACTGACGGTCGTGATAGGCGCCGGTGATCTTAACGAGATCGACAGCACCATCAGGCCGGTGATTGAGGAATGGGCGCGTCGCATTCAGTGCGACACGATGCTGATTATGGGTCGCCCCGGATGGCAGCGGGCGCTTGAAGGCTACAGACGCACGGCGGTCGTGCTGGAAAAAAGACTATGAGCAACCTGTTTAAGTCCAAGAAGCAAGAGACGTCTTCGACGTCATTCGATCCGCAGATCTACGGCGAGGCGCTGCAGAACCTGCAGCTCGCCGAGCAGGTCGCGGCGATCCCGTTCCAAGAGTACCGCGGGCCGATGGTCGCGCCGTTCACGCGCGACTACATGACCGGCGAGCAGATGACTCGCGGCGTAGCCGCGCAGGGCGGTTATGTTCCAGAGGTGGAGCAGGCCGCTCGCGCTACGCAGGCGGCGCTCGGCTTTCAGCCGTCGACGGTTTATTCGGGGCAGGTGCAGACGCAATTTGCGCCGGAGCGAATCGGAGCCGAGCGCGTAGGCGGCGCCTTGGCGCGCGGCCCGCAGCAAGTACAGGCCGGACAGATCGGCACTCGCTTTGAGGCGCCGACCGCGCAGGCTGCGCAGTTCACTGGTGCAGATCTGCAACAATACATGAACCCGTACCAGCAGGGTGTCATCGAGACGGGGCTGGGAGATATTGGACGGCAGGAAGAACTTGCCCGTCAGCAGCGCGCACAGCGCGCCTCAGCGGCTCGCGCCTTCGGTGGCTCTCGTGCTGCCATCCAAGAAGGCATCGCCGCCGGTGAGGCTGCCCGCGAGCGCAATCGGTTTATCGCCGAGCAACGCGCGCAGGGCTTCCAGCAGGCCGCGCAGTTGCGCGAATCAGACGTGGCGCGGCAGCAGCAGGCGGCGCTTGCCAATCAGGCGGCGCAACAGCAGGCCCAGCAGATGGGCGCGGCAGCCGAGCAGTTCAATGTGCAGCAAGGGATGCAGGCCGGCCTCGCGAATCAGCAGGTCGTGCAGGACTATATGCGCATGGGGCTCACGGCCGAGCAGGCCAATCAACAGGCCGCGCTCGACGCGGCGCGAACAAACCAAGCAGCTCGGCTGCAAGCCCAACAAATGGGCCTCGGCGCACAGCAGTTCAACGTGGAACAGGGAATGCGGGCGGCGCTCGCGAACCAGTCCACCGGGCTGCAGGGTGCGCAGTTCCGCCTCGGGGCGGCGCAGCAGTTGAGCGGCCTCGGCCAGCAGGCGCTGCAGAACCGCTACGGCGCGGCGCAGGCCATGATGGGCCTCGGTCGCGAGCAGCAGCAGCTCGCGCAGCAGCTCCTCGGCGGTCAG